TTTTAATCTCTTTTTCAATGTTTTCATTGGTAATTACCAAATGACCACCATTGATAGCAGAACGGATTCTTTTTGAATTGTATTGTTGGGGCGTTAATTCTTTTATTTCACCCTTTTTAATGGTAATACCGGTGGATTGGTCATGGAATATATAAGCTTTTGAACCTACCTTTACTTTTGTACCCATAATTGATTTGATTTAATAAATTAATAATTTGATACCTGGTACCCATGTATATTTATGGAATACCAGGTATCTTTTATAAATGAAAAGAGTTTACTGCTCAATGTTTACAGTGATATAGGGGTCAATATTCATCCATTCAGGGAACCCATTTGTACTAAATTCCTTAGTAGAGTCAATCAATATTGAAGCATCTCTGTACATCTTAGAGAAACCAGTGGTAATTGTAGCATATACAGCTTCAGTTTGATTAGATACAATCTTTTCAGATTCAATCATCAATTGACGAGCTGTAAGCTTAATTAATGCAGAACGGGGGTCTACCAATAATACATTATTTTCAGGTACCCCAGGATGAATATAGAAATCAGAGCTGCTGGGAACAGGAGTTTTCAAATTCATTGTGGATTGGGGTTGACCATACATTCTGATTTTGAATTCAGGAAGGTCAAGAATATCAATTGCTGCTGATTCATCCCCAATCAAAGTACGGAATACCCGACCAAGACGAGAACCACGAACCCAAGTTCTAAGAAGGTCTTTATAGGTAATACCTTCTGCAGTGGTATTTACTCCAATTACCGGGGCAGATTCAGAACCATCAGCTTGATTACCATTGATCAATACATCCATAGCCAAAGTATCAAGGGCATAACCCAATTGAATACCAAAGTCACGAATGAAAATTGCCATTACATCAAGTGATACATAATTCTTAACCTCTTCGGTAATTTTAAAACCTTTACCAATTTTGAAAAGTCTTACTGATTTTTGACCAAAGCTTACATCTCCAAGGGGGATAGTTTCAGCCTCATTAACTCTTGCAGGTGCAGCATCTGAAGGGTTAATCATAGGCATAATTGCTTGAAGCCCATTGATTGCTTGGTCAGAAGAAATAATATTGGGATAGAAAGGAGCTTCCTTAATACCCAAATAAATGGCATCACGGATAATTTCAGGAACAATCCAACGGATATTTTGGTCAGGCATTGTAAAGATATTCTGCATTGTATCTTTTTTGGGATTAATGCCAATCTTATCATAATAATCCTGAATTGACAATCCATAACGGTTTGTTACCAATTCACTAAGTGAAATATCAACAGGTCTTTGATTTTGGTGACCAGCACGGGTAGCATCCAAAAGTTGTACAATTGACCTCAACTCTTTGGTGAAGTCCTGTGCTTTCATTTTAGTTACGTCTTCCATATTACTTTTTAATATTTTTTATCGAACCATTACTGCAATTAAATCATTGATAGCTGCTGCAGTATTTAAATTAACAAATTTGGGATTAGCTTTTGTTGTTGAAGCTTCTCCATCATCTAACATATATGTTACATATATGCTATCTTCATCAAGTTTATTGGGAAGTACAGCACCACATGTAGGCATTTCTTCTCCAGCTACTCCATATACAATAGCAAATGCTTCTACCATTACTGTTACTTCAGGAATTTTTTCCCCAACAGGATAAGCAGGGTATTGAGTATCAGTAACAGCAATACCCAAATAAATACCAGTACCAAAATAAGCTTGAATAGTACCATCAGTGTTCAACTGTACTGGTTGACCTTGAAGTATAACCTCATCTTTTTTTACAGGGAATGCCTGATGTAATTTATGAGATTCACTTTTATAAATTACTGTTTGTTTGGTTTTACTCCCAACAGCAGTCATTGCTTCGGGATTTACATAGGGCATCATAATCTTCTTATATTATTTTAATTTAGAAT